CACCGGCACGTTCGGTGAGTCTGGCGTCAACACCACCGATGATGAAATCACGGTGCAACCTTACCTGAATCTTCAGGTTGGTGATCCTGTGGTGTTCAGCGTTGTCAATTCTCAAACCGGTGGAGCTGGCACCGGCACCCTGCCTGCTGGTATCACCGTTGACACCACCTACTACGTCATCAGCTACACCGCTTCCACCGGTGTGCTGCAGGTGTCTGGCACTCTTGGTGGTTCGACCATCACTATCACCGATAGTGGCACCGCCAATACCCCTAACGAGTTCCAAGTGGCCTATGCCGATTACGCTGCTGTCGGGCAGGTGCAAAGCTGGAGCTTTGAGATCAGCCGTTCTGAAATCGACGTGACCACCATCGGTCAAGTTGGTACGCAGTATGCACCGTTCCGCGCTTACATCCCTGGATTTGCGGATGGCAGCGGCTCCGCTACGGTTTATGTGACCGATGAGGATGCTGCGCTATCCAACCGCATGGTCGAGGATGTGCTGCAGCGGAATCAAGTCGGTTGTGCTTTTAAGCTCTACACCGACAAGCAAGGCACCGAGGCCTTGAGTCGCAGCATCAGCATGGACGCCGTGCTACTGACCGCCAGCCTGAACATCAACCCTAATGATGCTCAGCAGGTGGAGATCACCTTCCGTCCGACCGGTGCTCCTAGCTTTGACTTCAGCACCAGCGCTTGATACGCTCTCACCAGAGAGAGCAGCCCCGGCATTGCTGGGGCTTTTTTGTTGCTAGAGTAACAACGAACAGGATATTTCTTGAGCATGACCACAAAGCTGTCTGCATTGGATCGCCTGAAGAAGGCGGCAAACTTCACGCCATCCAAGCGTGTCGTGAAACTGAATGACGGCACTGAGTTTGAGATGTACGTCACACCGTTGACGCTGTCTGAACGTGAGCGCGCGCAGAAGATGCCAGGCGGTGATGATGCTAACGGATTTGGCCTCAACCTGCTGGTCAACAAAGCCATGGATGAAAACGGGCAGCGGTTGTTCCAAGCTGGCCAGATCGCAGAGATGCGTGAAGAAGTGCGTGATGATGACATCCAAAAGCTGATCCTTGGTGTGATCCAGGAGGATGAGCAGTCAGACATGAAAAGCGCTAAAGGCTGATCTACGTCGCGACAACTGGCTCATGCTGCAGCTTTGCGTCGCAGCAGAACTTGGCATGAGCCTTGCACGGTTGAATCAAGAGGTGACACCAGAAGAGCTGCTGATCTGGGATGCGTTCTTTACTGTCAGAAATGAAGAACGCGAGAAAGCAATGAAGCGACGGCGGTAGACTGCTGTTATCGATAGGTGTTGAGCAGTGTCTGCCGTTGCTAATGTCGCAGTCAACCTTGATTCGCGTGGTGTACCGGCAAAGCTGAAGCAGATCGCTGATCGCGGTAAAGAAGTCGATCGGTCGCTCAATGGCGCAGCAGCTGCAACCACAAAAGCTGGGCGTGAGTTCAAAAACGCTGGCAATGCCGCAAGCCAAGCTGCTGGCGGATTCAACAAATTAGGAAAAGCGATAGGCGGGATCATCACCGCTGCCGCTGCATTGCAGGCACTTAAGTTTACTATTGTCAGCACTGCTGAACTTGAAACGCAAACCCGTAGCCTTAAAGTGTTAACGGGCAGCCTTGAAACAGCTCAGAAAATTGTCCAGCAACTACAAGACATTGGTGCAGTAACGCCATTTACTAGCACTGAGCTAATCGATACAGCGAAACGACTAAGTGCGTTTGGCGTTGAAACAGAGAAGCTGGTTGACACTACGCGCCGATTAGGTGACGTTGCTGGCGCGACAGGTGCGGATCTTGGCGGTATCGCCACAGCATTTGGCCAGATCCAAGCCAAGGGCAGGTTGCAGGGCGAAGAGCTATTGCAACTGCAAGAACGCGGCATCGATCTGCAGAGCGAACTGCAAAGAATGTATGGGCTGACAGGTGAAGAATTTAGAAAGGCATTAGAGAAAGGCAGATTTAGCGCGGAGGCTGTAGATGTTGCGCTGCAAAACCTTACCAACACTGGCGGTAAATACGCAAACGGCGCAATTGCTCAGTCGGACACATTGGCTGGCAAATTTAGCACTTTGCAAGATGGCATCACTAGAACAGCGCAAGCGCTTGGGCAAGTGCTATCGCCAGCATTGCAGACCATTCTTGATCAAGCAATTGGTGTCGTCAATTCAATCAATAACGCATTGGCCGCAGGCCGCAGGATCCAGCAGTTTGGAATCAACGCACAACAAAGAAATCAATTGTTTCAGCAAGCTGGCAGAGAAGCCGAAGAAATAGCTCTCTTGCGCGGTGGCGGCAAGATTGACCCCGCTACATTTACGCAACTACGAGATGAACGATTCCGCGATTTAATCGAGCGGTTTGGATATGACACTGGTCAAATCCAGGTGGAAACAAAGGCGCCTACGATAGAAACTCCTAGAGTGCCTGAACTATTGGGAGGCGGCGGCGGTGCAGCGGCCAGGGGCGCAGGCGCAGGCGCAGGCGCAGCAGATGCAGCAGAAAGAGAAGATGAACAGCGTCGCATCAATCTGCGGAATCAAGATCAACTCATCGAAAGGCTAAGGGCTCAAGTTGTTCTGCAGAACAGCTTCACCGATGGCGACAGGATCATGAATCAATTGTTGCTTGATCAGCTAGAGATCAGGCAAGACATTGAAAATCGCATGGAAGGCGCCAGTGATGCAATGAAGCAACTTTTAATACAAGAGGCTGATTTGCGCAGTCGGCTTGCAATGGATAAAGCAGCAGAACCATTTGTCCGCGCAGGGATGAACATGGGCGAATCTTTAGCAGAAGGCATTGGCAAAGCTAAAGAGGAAACGGATCTATTAAACGAAGCACTCGCCGGTGCTGGTGACATCATCGGCAACCAACTACGTGGCGCGATTGATGGCTTGATCGATGGCACGGCTGATTGGAACAACATCCTGCGGGATACGTTAAGCCAGCTTGGTAGCTTTTTCTTGAACCTTGGATTAAATCAACTCGCTGGACCATCTAACAGCGGCAATATCCTCAACTTCCTAGGCTTCGGTACCCGTGCCAACGGCGGCCCGGTCAACGCAAACCAGCCTTACATCGTCGGCGAGCGCGGCCCTGAGCTATTTGTTCCGTTCCAGCAAGGCAGCATCACATCGAACGAAGCGATGCAGCAAGCAAGCATGGCGCAGCTTCCATTCACCCGTAACGCCGAATCGATCAGCCAAGCAACGCAAACCGCACAGGCAATGCAAGCTGCTGGTCCGATCAACGTGAAGTACGAATCGACCATGATAAATGGGGTAACCTACGTCACTGAAGACCAACACCGCAAGGGCATGGCGCAGGCGGCTGAACGTGGTCGAGCGCTGACGTTGCAGGCGTTGCAGAATAGCCCTAGGACGCGCAGCAAGGTGGGTATCTGATGAGCGCCTACGCATTCGTCAATTACGTTCGCTTCAAGACGCAGGCTGATGCGTACACCGGCACGCCGTACCAGAACTTCAGCATCAACGAACAGCGCGTCTACGACGGCATCACCTACAGCTTTGCCCCATTTGCCGTATCGTCCGGCGGTGGTGCTCGCGGCGGTGACCGCTCCAACGCATCGCTCGTGGCTGGTACGGATGCACTTTCCGTCAACCTCTTCGCCGAAGCGGTGCAGAACCGCTACATGCTCGAAATCAAAACCGTCAGCCTTGATCCGCTGACCTTTGCCGATGAAGCACTCGTTGCATCTGAAATCTGGCGCGTTGCCTCCTATGACATGGACGTTACCCGCGTGGTACTCAAGCTGACATCACCGCTCGATGCCGTCAAGGCGCAGGTGCCACGTCGCACGCTTAGCACCGCATTGGTTGGTGCATTGCCAACATCCGGCGCACTGGTGGTGAGCTGATGTGGCGAGACTGGATCGGGCTGCCGCATCAATTCCGCGCTGATCCACGCAACAGCCATGGCGCTGATTGCCTTCGCATGACCTGGAACGTGCTCGAAGATGCAGGCGTGCCGCATCCACCATTCGATCCGATCTGGTTCGATCTTGCCGAGAGCGGCAGGCATCGCTTGTTAGCGCGAGCCTACGAGGAACTTACAATACCGTTAGATGCTCCAGAGGAGTACGCGGTAACCTTGTTCTCCACTGAGCGCACCATTGGAATTGGCGTTGTTGTTGATGGTGGTTTGCTCCACGCTCATCATCGTCGCGGTGTGCAGTGGTTGCCGCTGGATCGTTGCAAACCGCTGGAGTTTAGGAAATTCAAATGATGCTGCCTTCTGATCGCTACCTTGCTGACATCCTTGGCCTGACGGAAGAGCAGTACCGTCATTTTCAGATCGAGGTGCGGAAACGCGCAGCCGAAGGCCCGCAGCCTGCGGTGGTAGCTGGCTTAGAGACTGCGACCATCCTTGCGATTGCAAATATCGCCATCGGCCTTGGCGCGTTGGCGGTTTCGGCATTACTGAAGCCCACGCTGCCGCAACCCGGCCAAGCACCAGGCCAGCCGCGTCAGACGCAGGACATCACCGATCCGATCATCCGCAACAGCAGGTTTGCGCCACGGTACGGATTCGACAGCCAGCAGGATATTGCCACGCTTGGCAGCATCATCCCGATCGTTTACGCCAACCGCGAGCTGATCAGCGGTGATTACTACGGCGGCATCAGGATCAACATGCCGATGCTGTGGAATCAAATCCTGAGCCTGGGCGGCGGCCAGATGCTGCGTGGTGTGTTCTTGCTGGGTGAGGGCACCGTCAGCAGCATCGACACGACTGGCTTTGCGATCGGCTCCAACACGTTGCAGGGTTACGTCTTCGACAATACCTCCGCAACAGAGCAAGGTGCTCGCGTCACGGTGTACTTCAGCCCCGA